CAGTTGCACGATGACTTGATAGATGCAGTAGCATACATAGATCAGATACAGATAGTAGAATACTTTCATGATTATGACAGTGAAGAGCAGTACGAACCTCTTGATATGGTTAGTGGATTTTAAAAAAGGAAATAGTTAAATGAGTTCTAATAAACTAGTAGATTGGATTAACGATAGTGTTTCCGAATGGCGAGATCATCGAGATGATAATTATCTATCTGATTGGAAAGAATACGAACGTCTATGGCGTGGTATTTGGGCTGCTGAAGATAAAGTAAGGGAATCAGAGCGTAGTCGTATTACTTCTCCTGCACTACAACAAGCTATTGAGAACCACACAGCAGAGATAGAAGAAGCAGTCTTTGGTCAAGGTGACTATCTATTTGATATAGATGATGACATGGAAGACCAGAATCCTGCAGATGTAGAGTACATGAAACGCTACATGAAGGAATGCTTTAAGAAGAATAAAGTCCGTAAAGCAGTAGGAGATGTAATCCTTCTAGCCTCTATCTATGGTACAGGTATTGGTGAGATTACTGTCAAGAAAACTAAAGAGCTTACTCCAGTAACAGTACCTCTACAAGGTCTTGATATTTCTAGTATCGGGGTACAAGAAGTAGAGAAAGTACGAGTAGCTCTACGTCCAATTAATCCTCAGAACTTCCTTATAGACCCTAATGCGACTTCTATTGAAGACGCTATGGGTGTAGCTATTGAAGAGTTTGTATCTGCTCACTCAGTAGCTCAAGCTATCAATCAAGGTATCTACCGTGATGTAAAAGATTTAGGTGATGATGCTACTCCAGATAGTGACCTAGAAGCTAGTTTTATAGATACAGAATATGATGATGATAAAATTCGAGTACTACGTTACTACGGACTAGTTCCTAAAAATCTACTAGAATCTGCTCTTAAAGAAGATGGAGATATTGTTAGTTTATTTGGTGATGAGGATGAGTCTGGTGAAGTAAGTGAGTTAATGGAAGAGTATGGTGATCTAGTAGAAGCAGTAGTAGTAATTGCTAATGAACACTCTCTTCTAAAGGCAGAGAAATCTCCTTATATGATGAAAGATCGTCCTGTAGTTGCTTATCAAGATGACACTATCCCTAATCGTTTCTGGGGTCGTGGCGTTGCAGAGAAGGGCTACAACATGCAGAAGGCTATCGATGCACAACTACGTAGCCACTTAGATAGTTTAGCCCTTGCAACCGTGCCTATGATGGCTATGGACGCTACTCGTCTACCTCGTGGTAGTAAGTTTGAAGTACGTCCAGGTAAAACTATTCTTACTAATGGTAATCCTCAAGAAATCTTGATGCCATTTAAGTTTGGTTCAGTAGATGGTGCTAACATTCAGACAGCACAGCAGTTCGAACAGATGTTATTACAAGCTACAGGTACTATGGATACTGCAGCAATGCAGACTCAGCCTGAAGGTGCTAATATGTCGTTCGCTCTTTCTGCTATTATTAAGAAAAACAAACGTACTTTGGTCAATTTCCAAGACAGTTTCCTTATCCCTTTCATTGAGAAAGCAGCTTGGAGGTTCATGCAGTTTGATCCTGAGCACTTTAAGACACAAGATTGGAAGTTTATCCCTAGTTCTACACTAGGTATGCTTGCTCGTGAGGTAGAACAGCAACAATTTATCAACCTAATGAAAACTCTAGGTCCAGATAGTCCTCTAGTTCCTATTTTAATGCAAGGTGTCCTAGAAACTTCTAACTTAGCTAACAAAACTCAGCTATTACAGCAGTTAGCTCAAGCACAACAACCAGATCCACAGGCACAACAGATGCAAATGCAGCAAGCACAGCTACAAATGGGTCTAGTGGCAGCACAAACTGCAGATCTTAACACTAAAGCAGGCAAACAACAAGCAGAAGCTCGACAAATTGCTGTTGAAACACAACTAGAACCAGAAGTAGTAAAAGCTAAACTAGTTGCAGCTCTATCTACTAACCTAGATGCAGGTCAAGGTGACGATAAAGAGTTTGAACGTCGTGTTAAAGTTGCTGATCTCCTACTAAAAGAGAAAACTCTTAATCTAAAAGCAGTAGATAGTGCACAAAACAGGGAAATTGTCAAGATGCAAATGAATAGTAAAAATAACCCTTGACTTTTAAATAATCTTATGGTATAATCATTATATAAGTAAAGCTATTATAACACATTCTTATGAAAGGTGCAATAGTTTGGATAGAGAATTACAAGATTATTATGAAGAAAGATTTAGTACGATGTCCTCTAAAGGGTGGAAAGACCTAATAGAAGATGTAGAAAAGATGTATGAAGCAACAAACCAGATAAGTAGTACTGATAACTTTGAGGGGTTCCATAAACGTAAGGGTCAACTAGATATCTTACAGTGGATTCTCTCTCTACAACAAGTATCAGAACAAGCCTATGAGGAGTTGCTTAATGCGGATAATGCTTGATTTTAAGTGTACTGTTTGTGAACATACAGATGAACGGTACGTAGATAATACAACAGAATACACTGAGTGTTCTATATGTAATAGTAAAGCTACTCGTATGATTAGCACACCTACTATTTCATTAGAAGGATACTCAGGTAGCTTTCCAGGTGCAGCAGCCGCTTGGGAAAAAAAGCACAGAATGGCTGCTACCCCAAGAGATTAGCTACGATAGCCAAGTAGTTAGTTCCTTTCCTAAAATGCTTATATGCACAGGAGACTTAATATGGCACAAGTAATAGATGAAGTTTTAATTAATGATCTAGAGACTGACTCAATTGATAGTATTGACAACTCGGAAACTTTAGATACCTCACCAGCTAAACCTGCAGATGAGGTTGTAGACAATCTACCAGAGAAATACCGTAACAAATCGCTAAAAGATATTATTGCAATGCACCAAGAGAGTGAGAAATTGATTGGTAAGCAAGGTAATGAAGTTGGCGAACTACGTCGAACAGTAGATGACTTTATTAAGACTCAAACTTCTAGAAACTTACAGACAGATGTAGAACCAGATCTTAGTGATGATGACTTTTACTCTGATCCTATACAAGCAACTAAACGGGCTATTGATGAACATCCAGCAATCAAGGATGCTAAACAACAAGCTTTGGTTATGAAGCAAGCAACTGTGCAAAATCAGATTGCTTCTAAGTATCCTAACTTCCGTGAAATTGCTACAAGTGAGGACTTTGGTAAGTGGGTAAATGGATCAAAAGTACGAGTAGAGTTATACAATAGGGCTCAAAATGATTTTGATTTTGACTCTGCTGATGAACTACTTTCTACTTGGATTGAACGTCAAGAGTATACTAAGAAAGTAACTGATACCTCTAAATTAGACCGAGAGCAACAACTTAAATCGGCAGATATGGGGACATCAGGTGCAACTGAATCTACATCAAAAAAGAAATATCGTCGAAGCGATATTATTAAACTTATGCAAACCGATCCTGATCGATACGATAGTATGGCAAACGAAATTATGATTGCCTATCGAGAGAACAGGGTAATATAAAAACAATTTAGAAAAGGATTTACAAAATGGCTTTAGGCTCAAATCACGTAACAAATACTACAGGCGCATCCTTCATCCCAGAAATTTGGAGTGATGAGATTCTTGCTGCTTATAAGAAATCTCTTGTAGCAGCTAACCTATTTAAGAAAATGTCTTTCTCTGGTAAGAAAGGTGATACTATTCATATCCCTTCTCCTACTCGTGGTGTAGCATCTCTTAAAGCATCTGAAACTCAAGTAACTCTACAAGCAGCTACTGAAACAGAAGTACAAGTATTAGTAGACAAACACTACGAATACTCTCGTTTGATTGAAGATATTACAGAAGTACAAGCTTTATCTTCTCTACGTCGCTTCTACACTGAAGATGCTGGTTATGCTTTATCTAAACAAGTTGATAGCTCATTGATCCAATTGGGTCGTACTTTCAACGGTGGTTCAGGCGTAACTTACGGTGGTGCTTACATCGGTGCTGATGGTACAACTGCTTACACATCAGGTTCAAGCAATGCTTCTGCATTAACTGATGCTGCTATCCGTCGTACAATTCAACGTCTAGATGACAACGATGTTCCTATGGATGGTCGTTTCTTCTTGATTCCTCCTTCAGCTCGTAACACATTGATGGGTTTAGATCGCTACACTGAACAAGCCTTTGTTGGTGAAGTTGGTAATGGCAACACAATCCGCAATGGTGAAATCGGTAACTTGTATGGTATCCCTGTATTTGTATCAAGCAACTGTGATACTGCTACTGGTGGTGCTCGTATTGCTTTACTAGGTCACAAAGATGCTGCCGTGTTGGTTGAACAACAAGGTGTTCGTTCACAAACTCAATACAAACAAGAATACTTAGGTACTCTATACACTGCTGATACATTGTACGGTGTTAAAGAGCTACGTGACAACGCTTGCTTTGCATTAGCTGTTCCAGCCTAATAAGTAATTAGGTTTAAACCTCTTACCCATACGATTCTTAGGGTAGGGGGTTTTTGCATAATTATTTACTCAATGGAGAATTAAATGGCACAATTTAAATGTAAACTATCAGGTACTATTGTTAACTTTGAGTATGAGCACGATATTAAGACTATGCACAAACATCCTCAATATGAATTCGTAGAACCAAAAGTAGTTAAAACTGAAAGTTTAGTAAAAGAGAAGACAGTAGCAGTAAAACCAATAGCTAAGGAGTAAGTATGGCAATCTATCGTGGGTCAGGTGGTAGTGGAGATGCTACAGCGGATACCTCAAACACCTCTGCTATTGCTATTGCTGCTGCTCTAGATTCTCAGAATAGTGCCGGAGCGTCAGCAGCTAGTGCTGTATCTGCAGATGCTAGTTCAGATGCTGCAGGTAGTTCTGCTACTTCTGCTAGTACCTCTGCTTCTAATGCTGCAACAAGTGCTGCTACTGCTACTACTAAAGCTTCTGAAGCTGCTACTAGTGCAACTAACTCTGCATCATCCGCTACTACTGCCAGTACTGAAGCTACTAATGCAGCAGCTTCAGCTACCACAGCGACAACACAAGCTACCAATGCAGCATCATCTGCTTCAAGTGCCTCAACATCTGCTGCTACAGCCACAACACAAGCCACTAATGCAAGTTCTAGTGCAAGTGCTGCTGCTACCTCTGAAACTAATGCGGCATCATCTGCTTCAAGTGCTTCCACTTCAGCTACAAACGCAGCTAATTCAGCTACACTAGCGGCAAGTTACACACCAAGTCAAACAGGTAACTCAGGTAAATTCCTTACTACAAATGGTACGGCTACCTCTTGGGGAACAGTAGATGCACTTCCCTCACAGACAGGTAATAGTGGTAAATATTTAACTACTAATGGAACTGCTGCTTCTTGGGCTACCCTTAATGTAGACCCTAATGTCACAACTAAAGGGTTATACGAACACAGTAATACAATTTCTGCTAACTATGCTATAGCTGCTGGTAATAGTGCAATGTCCACAGGACCAATGACTGTTGCAAGTGGTGCTACAGTTACAGTTCCTAGCGGTTCTAGATGGGTTATCCTTTAAGGAATAAATAATGGCAAGTTCAATAAATGCTTCAACTGCTGGTGTAGGTGGTATAATTACCACAGCAGATAATACTGGTATCTTAAACATACAAAGCGGTGGCACTACCGTTGCAGCAGTTACATCCACTGGTGTTGCTTTAACTGGCACATTGAGTACAACAGGAAATGTAACGCTTGGTGACGCTTCTACAGATACGCTTAATGTAGGCAATGGTGGATTAGTTAAGGACGCTAGTGGCAATGTTGGTGTAGGTGTAACTCCTAGTGCTTGGAGAAGCACTCAACCAACAATTCAAGTAGGTACAGCTTCTTTTGGTGCATACAATAATATTTTAGCTAATTTTGGACAAAATATGTATGTAGATTCATCAAATGTAGAAAGATATATAACTTCTACATGGGCATCTCAATATTATCAATACTTAGGTGCGCATACATGGAGAACAGCTCCAATAGGTACAGCAGGTAACGCTATTACCTTTACCCAAGCAATGACACTAGATGCTAGTGGAGCATTATACTTAGGTTCAGGTTCTACTCCTATTAGTAGTAGGTATAACGCAATATCATTGACTGCTGGTGGATGTCAAATGCGCTTTCCTACTAATGGATGGCTTATGGGTGTAAATGCTACTTCTGGAAACAATATAAATTTTTACACAGATAATGGCACAAATTTTGTAGCAGCAGGGATAATTTCATCTAATGGCTCATCAACAACTTATGGGACATCCTCTGATTACAGGATGAAAGAAAACATTGCGCCAATGACTGGTGCTTTAGAAAAAATAGCTTTATTAAAACCAGTTACTTATATTTGGAAATCTGAATTTGCTGGGACTAATATAAATGGTCAAGGTTTCATTGCTCACGAATTAGCTGAAGTAGTGCCTGATTGTGTAACTGGTGAGAAAGATGGTACTCGTGAAGAAGAATATCAAATCAGCCCAGCTATACCTGCTGTACTAGACGAGGAAGGTAACGAAATTACACCAGCAGTAGAGGCAGTAATGGGTACTCGTACTGTTCCAGTTTACCAAGGGATTGATACATCATTCTTAGTGGCTACATTAACTGCTGCCATCCAAGAACAACAAGCAATGATAGACGAATTAAAAGCAGAAATAGATTTGCTTAAAGGAGTTAAATAATGAGTTCAGTTATTGTCGCTGGCAACACATCGGGTAGTGTCACACTAGACGCACCAGCAGTATCAGGAAGTACGGTTATTACTCTGCCTACAACTAGTGGCACAATGGCTACTTTAACCACACCTAGCTTTACGACAACCATCGGTGTTGGCGCAGCTACGCCATCAGCTTCAGGCGCAGGTATTACATTCCCTGCCACACAATCAGCCAGTACAAATGCTAATACGCTAGATGACTACGAGGAAGGTACGTTTACACCTGTTATGCGTGGCACAACATCCGGAACGCTTAATCTTTCTGGTGCTTATACAAAAATAGGAAATACTGTTCAGGTTAATATTTATTACGCAAATCCTATTGCAGCAGGAACAATTGTTGGAAATGTATATATAACTGGACTACCTTTTGCACCATTTATGGGTGGTGGGGCTTTTCCAGGACAAAGTGGTACTGGGTTACTGCATATTCGTGGAAACGCTTCTGGTACTGCTGGCGCACCATTTGCAGTTCTTTCTGGTACACAAGTTAACCTACACACATCAGCAAACTTAGGCACAACAACTGTAACAGGAAGTGCTACAGCAACATTCCCAGCAACTAATATATCGCAAAACGGTACAACTACTATTCAAATTGGTTGGACATTTGTATATTTAGTTTAATTAACTACATTGGATTGATGTAGTCAGACACTTAAAAGGAGAAACAAAATGGCATTAGAAAAAGTAACAGTAGTAGACCAAGTAACAGTAGTAGAGAATGGTACAATTCAATACCGTGAGGCAACTCGCATATTAGAGGATGGTGTGCAACTTTCACAGACATACCATCGCACATCAATTGAAAAGGATGGGGACCTGTCAAACGCTCCTGCTAACGTAGTGGCAATAGCTAATGCAGCTTGGACACCTGAAGTTGTTGCAGCTTATCAAGAACAGGTAGCGAAAGTAGGAGCATAATATGGCGATAGTTTTAGACGGAACGGCTGGTATAACTAGCCCAGTATTGACAGGGGCTTTAACAGGCTCAACAGGGTTGCCTAAAGCTGCTTTGCCTACTGGTAGTGTATTGCAAGTGGTTCAAGGGACTAATGGAAATGGTGTTGGTATGACTACTTCAACTTTTGTAACATTAAATTTAAGTGCTTCTATTACTCCTATAAGTGCTACAAGCAAAATATACATAATTGTTGCTTTAGATGGTGTTGGTCGTGATACAGGAAATACATCTTTTGCGGGAAGAATACTAAGAGATGCTACTCAATTAAGACAATTTGGAGTGTACTCTACATATACTGGAACTACTCAAGCAACTTATGCAAGTACAGTATCTTGTACATATTTAGATTCGCCATCCACTACCTCTGCTATAACTTATTCAGTACAAGGTAAATCTGTATCAAATGTAGGGAATGTTTATATTAATACAGATGGAGGTAGTGTACATCAATCAACAATTACTTTAATGGAGGTAGCAGCATGATAATGAAATCTATATTTAAGCTATATCCACAAGTTACTGTTGTTTATGGCGATGAAGCCTTTGATGCTGATGGCAATCAAGTTATCTATGATTTAGCTCTTGTGCAAGCAGACATAGATGCAAAAGCATACATCGCTAAACGAGCAGCAGAATATCCACCAATTACTGACTACCTAGATGCAGTAGTTAAAGGTGACACAGCACAACAACAAGCCTACATAGATGCTTGCCTAGCAGTTAAAGCTAAATATCCTAAAGGTGTTGCTTAATGGAAAAGATAATTGCCAAACTTAACGCTTTCCTAAGCCAATTTTGCATCATGTGCAAAGTGCCTTGTGACAAGCAAATGCATTTCCTATCAGGTTTCATCATTGCAGCGGTATTAACACCGTTCATTGGCGCTTACTCCATCCTAGTGGTGGCTGTAATTGCAGCCTTAAAAGAAATATACGATGCCCGTCACCCTGACAAACACACAGCGGACATTTGGGACTGGGTGGCTACTGTATTAGGTGGTGTTTTGGGTATGCTAATAATTACGTTACTTTAAGAAGAAAGAAATACTAATGATAAATATAGACCCAGTTGAATATGGCAAACTAATCTCAAAGGTTGATTCCCTTGAGAAAAAGATTGACAAGATGGAAAGTGCACTTGAGGAACTACTTGCCTTAGCTAACAAAGGTCGTGGTGGCTTTTGGGCTGGCATGATGATTGCATCTCTTGTAGGAGCAGTTATTTCTTATATCTCTAGGTATATTGTAGGACACTAAATGCAACTAACACCTCACTTCTCTCTTGCTGAACTTACAGTTACTAATACTAAGTTAGATAATGTACCATCTAAAGAAGTAATAGAAGTATTACGCACAACTGCTTTCTATATGGAGAAAGTAAGAGAGATACTAGGCAATGTAGCCATCACTATCAATAGCGGCTACCGCAGTCCTGATGTTAATCGTCAAGTAGGTGGCACTAGTAACTCGTCACACACTTATGGGTATGCTGTAGACTTCACAGCCTATGGTCATACTCCACTTACTATATCTAATATTCTAAGTAAGAGTAATCTTAAGTTTGACCAATTGATTTATGAAAAGACTTGGGTTCATATATCATTTGACCCTCGTATGCGTGGGAATATTCTCACACTCAAAGGTAAGGGTAAATATGTAAAGGGGATTGTATAATGTGGTCTGTCTTATTTCCAGCTCTACTACCAGCTTTAACAGATGGTGTTCGTGGTATCTTTGCTAAGTTTACAAAAGGTGCAGGAGGTAATCCTGTCAATGTAGCTGAACGCATACAACTTATGCAAGCAGAGACAGCTCGTTTACAAGCACTAGCAGAGATAGATAAACCATCAGGTGAACCTTCTATTTGGGTTACTAACTTAAGGTCTAGCTTTAGGTATATTGCAATTATCATTATTTGGTTAGCAACGGTGGGTGCTGTATTTACTCCTTCAGTAGCTGAACCTATTACTCTAATTCTATTAGATTTAAGTGGAGCTTGTATGAGCTTCGTTATCGGTGAACGTATGTATCTTACTTTAAGGAAATAATTATGCCATTAGCTAAAGGTAAGATGAGTGCTGCGTTGTGGGCTGACCGCGAGAAGTGGTAAAAAATAGGTTGACAAATTGTGTCTATTGTGATATAATTGTATTATAATTAAAAGGAATATAAATTGACCTACTTAGAAGTATGCAACAGGGTTTTACGACGCCTTCGTGAGAACGAGGTTACTACTGTCAATGAAACTCCTTACTCCAAACTAATTGGTGATTTAGTTAATGCTGCAAAAGTAGAGATTGAAGATGCTTGGGATTGGTCTGCTCTCCGCACAACCCTAACAGCAACAACCACCTCCTCTTTGTTTAACTATGTGTTAGTTGATTCAGGCACTCGTTTGCGTGTATTGGATATAATCAATGACACAGACGACTTTGTTATGCAACAACGTGGCACTAAGTGGTTTGACCAACAGTTTTTATTAAACAGCCAGCAACTAGGCTCACCAATGTACTACAACTTCAATGGTGTAGATAGCAATGGTGATAGTCAAATAGACTTATTCCCTATTCCTGATGGTGTTTATGATATCCGTATTAACTGTGTTCTTCCTCAACCTGAACTTGAAGCGGATGCTACAAAGATATTAATCCCTTCTCTAGTACTTGTTGAAGCTACTTTGGCTCGTGCAATTAGTGAGCGTGGTGAGGATGGGGGTTCTGTGGAACAAGAGCAACGTTATCGTACTATGTTAAGTGATTACATTGCTATCGAATCTAGTCAAAGACTTGATGAAACTGTTTGGAGAGCTTGCTAAATGGCAGGGGCTTTAAAGGCTCTTAGTAATGCAGCACTTGGCTTTCTTGGGTTAAATACTCAAGAGAGTGGTGTTACATTAGAGAGTGGATATGCCACAAAAGCCATTAACTGTATCATAGATAAGTTTGGTCGTTTAGGAAGCCGCAGGGGTTGGACACCAGTTACTACAAATAATGGTTCTTTAAGTGATAGTGCTTATTTAGAATCTTTATTTGAGTTTATTGATGTAGATTTAACAGCCACTATTCTTTCTTGTGGTGGTGGTAAGATGTATAGTGGTTCTACTACCCTTACAGAACTTCCTGTTAAACAAGCAGACCAAACAACTAATCTTACAATTACTTTTACTGGTAACAGATGGCAATTCTCACAACTAGCAGAAGGTGCTGGTTATGGTAATACTATGTATGGGTTTGCTGCTCAAACAGGTAATCCACTCCTTGTATATCGTAAGAAAAATCATAGTGATGTTTACATTTGGCAACGAATAGGTGATTATGGCACTAAGCCTTCAAAACCTGGAGGTGGTTCTATAGATCTATTTGACCCTGATTGCTCACATACAGCTTTTGGTCGACATTGGGTAGCAGGTGTTACTGGTGCTAAGACAACAGTTTACTATAGCCAGTTATTAGATGGTGCTCTATTTTCAGGGGTAGGTTCAGGTTTAATTGATATTGAATCTGTTGTTGGTAGTAGTGACCAAATTGTTGGTATATCCTCACATAATAATTATCTTATTATATTCTGCCGTAATAACATTGTAATTTATAATTCACCTGATGACCCTACTAATATAACTCTTGCCGATGTAGTTACAGGTGTTGGATGTATTGCTCGTGACACCATACAACAAACAGGTACAGATTTAATATTCTTAAGTAATAGTGGTGTACGTAGTTTTAACCGTGTTACTCAAGAAAAAAGTATGCCAATGCGTGACTTGTCTGCTAATGTTCGTGATGACTTAGTTCAGTACCTTTCAGGAGAAGTATTAACAGAAGTTAAAAGTATTTATTTTGAGAGAGATGCTTTTTATCTATTAGTTTTACCTAATTTAAAGCAAGCCTTTTACTTTGACTTACGTCAGACATTAGAAAATGGTGCTGCTCGTGTAACAACATGGGAAAGCTTTTTACCTAAAGCTCTTTGTAAGACTAGAGATAGAAACTTATATCTAGGTATGGCAGGTGGTATTGGTAAGTACTATGGTTACTCTGATAATGGTTCCTCATATCGTTTAGAATACTACACTTCTAACATAGATGCTGGTGAACCTTTTAGTCTTAAATTTTTAAAGAAAGCAAGTGTAATTGTAATTGCTGCTGGTACACAAGATGTTGTATTTAAATATGGATTTGATTATAAAACTACCTATACTAGCAGAACATTTACAAAAGATTTTATTGGTGGAAGTGCTGAGTATAATATAGCAGAATACAACGTAGGGGAATTCTCTACTGGTATTGCTATTAATGATATTGTTATGCACTTAGGTGGCTCAGGTAAAATTTTACAATTTGGTGTGGAAGTTCCAATTGAAGGTGCTCCTGTCAGCTTACAACAATTAACAATCTATTTGAAAACAGGGAAGATGGTATAATGTCAAACTATGTAAAAGCAACAAACTTCTATACAAAGGATGCCTTGCTTACAGGTAATCCTAGTAAGATTATTAAAGGTGCTGAGATTGATGATGAGTATAATGCTATTGCTACTGCTATATCTAGTAAAGCAGATACAACATCTCCTACAATAACATCACCTACATTAATAACTCCAGTATTAGGTACACCTTCAACTGGTACACTAACAAATTGTACAGGATTACCAGTTTCTACAGGAGTAAGTGGATTAGCTACAGGTGTTGCTACATTTTTAGCTACTCCAACAAGTGCTAACTTAGCAGCAGCAGTTACAAACGAAACTGGTTCAGGTGCATTAGTATTTGCTACTAGTCCAACTTTAGTTACTCCTGCTTTAGGCACTCCAGCTTCAGGTGTATTAACTAACTGTACTGGAACAGCTTCAGGATTAACTGCTGGACACGTTACTAATGGTGTTTACACTACAAACTTTACAGGTACAAATCAATCTACAGGTGCTAGTGGCTTTCAGAAATTCCCTGGCGGATTAATTATGCAATGGGGTAGTGTTACTGTATCTTCTTATAATTATTCAGCAGTTACATATCCAACAGCATTTACTACAGCTACTCGTAATATACAATTTACGATACAGGCAGGTAACTTAGGAAATACTGAAGGTGCTTTGACAGCTAGTTCAATTTCTACAACTGGATTTAGTATATTTACTAGTATGTCTAGTTCATTCCCAGTATATTGGTTAGCTATTGGTTATTAATTTAAAAGGCAAATAAAATGGGAATTAAAATAGGTAAACTTATTAAAGGTGGTGCAAAACTCTTTAGTGGAGATTTGTCAGGTGTTGCTGATATTGCAGGTTCCTTTGGTGGAGGTGGTGGTGGAGGTGGCAATGGTATGACTGCACAAGCCCCTACGTTTACTCCATATGCAGTTACATCAGGTTTTGGTAGTTCTAAAATAGATCCTACTAAGAAGACTGCTGGTTATACTTTAGATCCTAGACTATCTTCTACTAGAGATAAGTTCTATGCAGGTGCTGATGCGGCTATGCCTCAACAGTATCAGATGGACTTTGGTAAACAAGTATCTGATTATGGTATGGGTTTATTTGATCGAGCAGCTAACTTAGATTTAGATGCTATGACACAAGATTACTTTAACAAGAATCTAGCTTTACTAGAACCAGCTCGTGCTGCTGAATCTAGTCGTTTAAACGATCTACAGTTTAGCCGTGGTACTCTAGGTCAAGGTGTTGGTATGGGTGGAGGTTATGTTAATCCACAACAATATGCAATGCAAATGGCTCGTGAGCAACAGAATGCTTCATTAGCTATGAGTGCTGAGGATCGTTCTCGTGATATACAAGCACAAGACTTCCAACGTGCTGGTTCTTTATATGGTCTAGGTCAACAATATCTTACACAGCCTTATGAAACTGCTAACACTCTATTTGGTTATGGTACTAACATAGAGAACTTAGGTATGGGTACTATGGCTACAGGTATGAATATGGGCAACATAGCTACTACTTCTAATCAAAATGCTGCTAATATAAATCAAGGTATTAATAAACAAAACTATCTAACATCTTTGTATCAAGATTCTGTTGAAAGAGATACTTGGAAAACAATAGGTGATCAAATAGATTGGGGTGGTATCTTTGAAAGAGGTAGTTCTACATCAGGTATGCCAGAATCTCAAGGATCTTTTGATGACTACTACAATATGCCTAGACTTTAGGATAGGGGAATAATTAATGGCTGAACCAACTAGTTTATTTGGACCTTCTGCTCTAGAAGCACGTAGAGCCTCTGATCTTGACTTTGAACAAAGAACACGTACTCAAGCACAATTAGATCCTATGGCTATGAACTATGCCTCTAGGGTTAACTCTGCTCGAAGTATAGGTCGTGGTATTAATTCTCTACTTGGAGGTCAGTCTACTGATCCTGAGTTACGTAGAGCTCAAATTATGGACTCTGTATTTAAAACACTTTCTCCAGAAGAGTTAAAGAATCCAGCAATGGCTCTTAGCATTATGGCTGATCGTTTAGAAGAAGATGGTCTTACTAGAGATGCAGCAGATGCTCGTATGAAATCTCTTCAACTTAGTCAACAAATGACTCTTAAAGAAAATGAAGTTAAAGACTCTAATAATAAGAGAGAACTACAAGTTCTTGAGAAAATAGCTAGAGGAGCTAATGGAATTCTTACATCTTGGGATACTCAATCTCCTGAATTACAAGAACAGTTTTATAATATACAAGTTGATATGATTGAAAAAGAACTTGGTGAAGAAGCTGCTCGTCCCTATCGTAATGTTAATCCTTCCGAAAGAAAGGGTATTCTACGTGGAATGGTAGAACAAGCTGATAATGGTGCTGCTAGAAGTAGAGAAGATATAGCACAAGATCGAATAAAGGCTCAACAACAACAATTAGAAATGAAATTAGAGCAAGAGAAAACTAAGTTTGTGATCTCAGAAGCTAATAAATTTAAACGAGACTTCAATAAATATAGACAACAAGACAAAGTAGAGTATAATAAAAATTTAAGTAAAACAGTTGACTCTTTAGTTGATAGACTTAAGATTGAACAAGATAATCTAGCGATGTATACTGATCCAGCTAAGTCACCTTTATTGTCTGAAGCATTACGAATCACTAATAAAAATATAACTAATGCTAATATATTAGCAATTAAGAAAGAGATTCAAGAGATAGGTAATATGCAGATGGCTGCAGGGGAACGTGTATACACTGGATATGAATCTCCTACTACGTGGTCTACTGGTGCTACTACTACTACTAATGCTCCTCAAGGTGCAACTACGTCTACTACTGCTACTACTACTAGTTCAGATTATAAAACAGATTTTGCAAATGCTCAAATTGCATTAAAGAATCCTAGCTATAATGCTGCTGCTATACTTGCTGATTTTAAAGCTAGATATCCTGATCAGCCTCAACCTGGTGGTTCAGCTGGTGCTCCTGCTGCAGTACCTCCTGCTCCTGGAGCTCCTCCTGCTGCACCTGTTCCTCCTAAGCCTCTAACTGAAGCAGAGCGTAGAGAACAAATCTTTTTAGATCGTCTTAATGATAGGACTCCTTTAGAAGTTGTACAGGATTTTGGTTCTGCTATTGCTGGTGGTTTTGAAAAAGGTGAGAAATACTTTCAAGAAAAAAGAGATGCTTTTAATAAAGATATTGATATAGCTGCTTCTGTTGCTAAAGAAAAACTGCAAAATAAAACTTTTGTAAGTAGTTTAAATCCTAGACAATTAAAACGTTTGAATGAAATTGCTAATGACTCTGGTGCTAAACATAAAGCATATCAAGATTCTGATACTCCTTATGATGCCTTACCTTTAGCAGGTCTTTCTAATGTAATATCTAAAAGTGCTTCTAGTATTCTAAATAAAGGTAGTAAAATCCTTGCTGCTAAGGCTGTTAGGGATGCTACAAGAACTCCGTCTGATATTGAAACTAATATGGCTGGACTTCAAGATAGACTTAAACGTGTAGAAGAACTTGAAAGAGCTCGAAAGTTAAAACAAATTGGTGATTCAGATAAAGAAGTCTTACGTCAAATTAAAGAGGAAATTAAATTGATGGATCAGGCTAATGAAAGTGCTTTAAAAGAGTCTTTAAAAAATGCTGAGACAGCAGCTGAACGTAAACTAGCTATGGAACAAAGAAAACGTTTAGCTGATATTAGAAAAGAAATTAAACGAGTCTTTGCTATAGCTGGTGGTACTCCTGTTCCTTATAAAAAACCTCAATTTGACTAGGAGTATTTGTTTTGGCAATGGATTTTGATAAATACTTAATAAAGAAAGAGGGAGCTACTCCTTCTTCTTCTATTATACCTGAAGCTATTTGGAAAATAGAAAGTGGTAGTAGACAGTATAATGCTGATAATACTGTAGTAACCTCTCCAGTAGGTGCTATAGGTATAGGTCAAATCATGCCTACTACAGGTCCTGAAGCAGCTAAATTAGCAGGAGTTAAGTGGGATCCACTAGCTCTTGCCTATAATGAAGACTATAATAAAACTCTTTCTACCGCTTATATAAAAAAGAAACAAGCAGACTTTGGTGGTGACGAACTAAAAGGTGTTGCTGCATATAATGCAGGTACTGGTGGTGTTCAACAGGCTATTGCTAGAGCGGAGAAAGAAGGCGGATCTTGGAGAGACTACGTTCCTCCTGAAACTCAAAACTATATTGTTAAATACGAACTTGCAAAACGTAATATAGGTGCTGCTAAAAATAGTACTTTAATGGATTTTGATAAATACTTAATTAATAAACAAGAATCTCAAACTCCTCTAGAAACCTTTGGTTCACAAGCTGTTGCTAATCTTATACCATCTGCTGGAGGTCTAGCTGCTGGTTCTGCTACTGCTTCTCTTGCTGCTCCTGTTGCTGCATTTACAGGTCCTGCTGCACCTCTTGTAGAAGCTGGTGCATTTCTTTTAGGGATGTTTGGTGGTGCTGAAGTAACTCGAAGAATACAAGATGAGTTTCTTCCACAGAATGTTAAAAACTATCTTGCTGCTGGTTATAAAGAGAATCCAAAATCTGCTGTTGCAGGTAGTCTAGCTTCTTTTGCTCCTCTTACTAAACTAGGTCTACCTACTAAGATGCTTGCTACAGGAGAGATTGTAGTAGATAAAGCTACAACTGCTGCTTTAGGTGTTGTTGGAGGTGCTATTGATGCTGGTGTACAGTACATGCAGAAGGGAGAAGTAGATCCTGCACAAGTTGCTATGAACGTAGCTGCTACTCCATTTATTGGTGGTAGAGGTTTAAGTAAAGCAGGTAATCTTATATCAGGTAAGCCTGTTGTTCCTTCTTCTATAGAACAAGAAGTTTTAGCACAAGAGCAGTTAACTGCACAGAAAACTTGGAGAGCTCAGAATGATGCTGACTTAAGTGCTTTACAAGCTTCTCAGTATGAGATTTTACTTAGAGAAGAAGTACTTAAGAACATGCCTAAAGATAAGGCTAATCCTCAGTTAGAGAAAGATACCTTTGCTGAAATATCATCTGCATTGGGTAGAAACTCTGAAGGTGGTAAGAATACTAAAACTATTATTATGGCTGATGCTGATGTTCCTGCATTCCGTAGTAACATGTTAAAAGCTTTTGATAACCATGAAAATGTTATACTACAAACTCGTCAGAAGCTTACTAATCCTGCTTTAAGGGAACCTGAACGTTTATACTATGAATCTGAAATAGAGAAACGAATAAGAAGTCAAGAGAATATTAAATATATTTTAGAAAAGAAAGAGAGATTTGGTTCTACTGAATATCTATTACCTATTCTAGAAAAAGTTAGAAATAGTTACGATGAGTTAGGTATAGTTGCTAGAGATGCTGGTGTTATTCAAGGTATGTTAAATAACTATGTACCTCTACTAGTAGATAAATCTCAGAGTAAACTATCAGAAGAAGGTCTAGCACAGGCTCTAGAAGGATTCTTTAAACTAAAACAAGAGTCTTTTAAAACAGATTCGTCTAAAGAGCGTATGTTTAATACTGCTAATGACCTTCAAGATTACTTAAATACCATAGATCCTAAGTTATTTGTACATAGAGATATAGCTACTATAACAAAAGCTTACATGACTTCTATGAATAAAGCTATTGCTCAGAAGAATCTAATAGATGATTTAAAAGCTACTACTATTATAGGTACTAAGAACCCAATTATATCAACAGATCCTGCATTTGCTTTTAGAAATAAGTATGTAGCTTATAATAGTCGTGGGGCTAGTCAAATGGAAGGTGCATTTGTACATCCAGACTATGCTCCTATACTTGATACTATGTTCCAACGTAATGATATTGGAGCTATCAAGAATGCATTAGTTCAGACAGCTATGCTTACTAAGGCTCTTAACGTAGCAGGTTCTCTATTCCATGCTCCATCTCTTGGTTGGGCTATGGCTGGTGCATCTCCTAAGTTAGCCTTTAAAGAGATTATCACATTAGGTAGTGGTATTCGTAAAGCAGTAAGAGATATGAGAAAAGGAGAGATGTCTGAGTATACGGAGTTAGCTATTAAATCAGGTACAAAGATTGGTACAGAAGACGTACAGAGATCTATTGTGGCTGACTTTGGTGCTTATGTAGATAAGAAGATGTTTGGGGGTACTAAAGTAGTAGGTCAAGTAACTGCTCCTATAGATAAGTTTATTCTACAAAAGATGAATACCTTTACTTGGGACTACATGCATACTGGTGGTAAGTTAGTTCTATTTAAAGATCTAATGACTAAGGCAGAAAAGAATCTTACAGAAGTTCCAGGTACTCCTGCATACAATGAAGCTAGATTTAAGTTAGCAGAGCGTATCTCTAACTCAGTGAATCACACTATGGGTGGTTTACAATGGTTGCAAGCTGCTGCTTCTATTAAGAATAAAACTACTAGACAGTTAGCAATCCACGGTGCAGGTATAGAGAGTAGAGCTTGGGCTCAAGTAGCTATGTTTGCTCCTGACTGGACAGTTTCTACTCTAGGTTCTTTCCTTAAAGGTATGCCTGATAAGATTAATCCTGCTAAGTGGGATGTTAAAGGTGGTATTAAAGGTTACATGAAACCTATGAATGAGGCTGACTTGTCTCGTAGGTATATGATTAATACTGGTCTACTATACTTAACTATCTTAGATGCAATTAACTTAGGTACTTCTGGTCAACACATCTGGCAGAATGAAGATCCAACTCGTATTCAGCATGCTGATGGTACTACTCAACAGTTAGCTAAACACTCTATGGAAGCTGTACACTGGTTGATGGATCCAGCCAAGACCTTGAAGAATAAATTAGGTTTCTTCCCTAAAGCTGCGTTAGCTTTCTTAGATGATCAAGGTGGAAACTACTTAGAGAGGGCTGGAACAGTTGCTAAGTTAGCTGCACCGTTCTCTGTTGGTTCTGCTTTACAAGCTCCAGAAGGAGAAGAAGCATGGAGAGCGTTTATGTCTGCTGCTGGATTCCCAATATATGGTAAACCTACTGCTTCTTTAAGAGACCCTAGAGATGTACTAACTGAAAAGTTAGAGAGGAGAGAGGGTAGACTAGAGAATAAATTGGAAAAAGCAGAAGAAATACGAAGGAAAGCAGAAACTAGTCAATTACGTGGATTATTTCCAGAATACCTTAAAAAACTCTTCTAGAATCGAGCTACAACGCATTTAAATTATAGTTTGATGTACTTGTATCAAAATATACCTTAAACTCGTTGTAGCCCCTTCTAGTAGTGTCTATGACGATTTGACCCTATTTGTTCATTACGTACATAGTAACTTCAAAGCCAAAGCGCATTTCTGTTGCTGATGGTGATTTCCACATAACATACTCCTTAATATATACTACACAAAATAGTTTGTCTGTAATATTTATTGATTTATTACACACAAAATAGCATAAACTTATACTATACTAGTATTATAGCATAGTATAAGCTTTTAGCACTACGGATTAGTATTAACTTTCCATAATGTATTTACTGAATACTAACCTCAGTATACCCACATGAAGAACTACTACCCATTTTAAGTTATCACCTTTGACATCGAAATCCTGATTGTCCATAATCTCAGCACCAAAGACTAAACCACCTATTGTTTCCCATGTAAATTCTATCATATCTCACACACTCCTGATACACACGCTAGTTGTTGAGCACCCTCAGTATTATCATCGAGTTCTATAAAATCACTCCAATCAATATCTGTTGGCATTTCACTTAGTAACTTATGATAAGTCTCTTCATCGATATCTTCGTAAGGAGCCTGTACATAAGTATGGTTTGAGTGAGGTAAGAAAGACACACCACTTACTTCATCAAAGTATTTCCAAACCCAAGCACCTACTTCTACCCACTCCTCATCTTTTACTGAGATAGTGACTGAGGGTTTGTGTTCACACCAGTGACGCTGATAGATTAACCACAACTCTAACTGTTCGATAGCTGACTTAGAGTTACGAGTAATAGCACCAGTAGGAGCTTTCATCGGAAAGCCAAAGACAGCAGTTGAATCAGGTCTAAATGCTTCATCTTCTACTGGAACACCTTTACTTTTTAGATACTCGTAGATCGGATCCTTTTTATCCATACGAATACGTCGTAAGTAATAATCGTTGTGTCGAGCATGAATGCCACTAGCACTGTCCACCAACTGAGAGACTGTACCTGAAGGCTTAACAGCAGTGATAGCAGCAGAAGGAGGAATACCAAGTCTTTCAGCAAGTTCTTCATTTGTTCTCCGAGCAATACCACGTAAGTATTCTAGTAATCGAGGATCAGGATTAGAGGTAATCTCAGCATCCATAATACCTGTTAAACTAACACCTAACAAACGCTCTTCTGAAGTATTCTCTACCCACTCTTCACTCAAGAAGTTAAACTTATTAAGAGTAGATTGAATAGTACCTAAGATAGATGCTAAGTTAACTTTACGTTCAAGAGATTCAAGTGTATCCCCGTTCCGTACAACCACTTCCGTAAGATTGCAGAACTGTTTATCACGGAGGATAATCTCTGAGCATGGATTGGTTCCGTAGCTGTGATCTTTAGAACGTCGTCCCCACTTAGCAGCTTGAGTTTGAGCAGCAACACGATTAAATATTCCTCGTTCACCTGACTTGGATTTAACCAGAGATAACCATTCTTCCATGAAAGTCTCACTATCTGGTCGTTCTGTGTAGGCAACTGAGTTGTTAGCAAGTCCTCGGTGTGGATTATCATTATACCATGCTCCCATTTTAGCTTCACGCATACGACGATCTGTAAGATTAGAGAGGGAGATTAGAGCACTACGACGTACCCCACCTACCACAACAATCTCACCTACCATACACATTATGTCGTGTACTTCAATACTAGTGAGTTTTCGTCCACTAGCTTCTTTAAACGATTTAATCGTGAAGTCAAAGAGTCGTTTAAGAGGCTCAGGTCCTGATGCTCTTCCACCAAAAACTTTAAGTCTTGCTCCAGCTGGTCGAATTTTTGAGTAATCAACCTTAGGGATATCTCCCTCCCAGAGAGAAGAGAGAAGCTTTTTGAATCCTTTTGCCCATCCGAGCTTGCTGTCTTGTACAAAGATGACATCATCTACCTCACGTAATTTCTCAGGAATAGCTGGTAACTTGCTGACTTCTTGACGCTCACAACTAAAACCTACACCTGTACCATTCATAAGGATGTATAGAGCTTCGCTAAACGCTCGCTTGTTGTTGACTGCTAGGTAACTACAGTTATAAGCTGCAATGTTATCTCGCTCTACTGCTTCACCTGCTGACATCATAAGACGCATAGAAGGCATTACTTCTAGATTTAGAATAGAAGATCTTAGTTCTTCATAAGGTATCTCTACATCTTTAGTTTGTGTCTTTAAGTATGTGATAAGACGATCTACTGTCTCTTCCCATGACTCACGACGTTGCTCTTTATCAAGGTATCGAGAGTATCGACTCCGATGTATGATTGATTGGTATATACTTGGTAGTTCCATTAAGTTTCCTCTTGTTATATATGGTACACTGTAGAGATTTATAGGAGGAAGTGTGAGTTCCCCCCATTTGATACTATTTGTTACCGAACAACTCTTCATCTGTGTATTGCTTATGACCGACCTTATAGTTTTCAATGTGTTGTGCGATGTCGTCAGCCACGCTGGGTATGTCTTTCTTGCCCCATATCAAATCGTAGTTGTCTACGTACTGCTTGCTGTTGGTTTTACTGATCAATTTGTCACCTGTGATATCATTTTTACTCATCTTCAAACTCTCCTAATATAAGTTCATCTAAAATTTGTGCATACTTAGCTTCAAGTTTATCTTCGAAAGCATTTACTAGATCCCAAGTAGTTAGTCCTAGTAAATCAACTAAGTCAAACTCTGTTATCTGCTCTGCTACTTTCTCTTTTAACTCATTTAACGTCAACATTTTCAAACTCCTTAACTAATTGTATGAAATGTATGGCTTTATCTAAGTCCTGTACGCCCCCTTTGTTACGCCACCTGCAAAGATACTTAATAGCTGTTGCTTCTAGATAAGGTATCTTGTTTATGTGGCAGAAATAAGCAGGTTGTATTGGAAATCCTTTGTAGTGATCTCCTCCTACTTGTATTTCACTAGCTAACTGTTGCATATTTCTTCCTTAAGTATTTCAAACTAACTGGCATTTCATCAAAAGAACCGTTGACAACATCATGAAGAATGTATAACCCTCTCCAGTGATTGTTAGTCTGGTGATTGAGATAGTGTTCCTCATGTTCGTAGCAACTACCAGCAATCAGAGCAGTCATCTCAGAACCATCAGCACGTTTACCGTAGGCAATGTCACGACCCTGTTGATGCCCTGCTATACAAGACTGATGATGCTTAAGTAAAAGCATACGAGCAGTAGTACAAGGATTGCCCATAACTCCGCTGACGAAGTAGTGACAAAACGCAATGCCTTCGATAACAATTGGTTGAAGGAACGGAACAAACTCCCAGCCACTTTTCTCATACTCCAGATCTCCTAATGAAATTAAACCATCAAGCTTAGGATCATTCTGAATAGCCCTATTGATACGATGTTCATGATTACCACCTAACATAACTAGACGAGGTTTCCACCTAGCACGTTTAGTCTCAATTAGACGCTTCTGTTCCGCCCTTACGGGCGAAAGCAGAACCTTCATTGCATCTTTAGAAGCTTGGATATCAGCTTTGTAACGCTGACCTTCCATTGACTTACTACCAGCCTTATCATGAGAAGAGAGTGAAGGCATGTCAGCAAAGTCACCTAAGTGAACAATAATGTCAGGCTTCATATCTACTGCATAACGACCAATAGCATCAAGGAAAGCAAAGTTATCACCAGGTCTGATCTGAGTATCTGGAATAACCATGATACGTTTACTCATTATAGTGATCTCCATTGTTACCATTCTGACCTATGTTATCGATACGATCTTCATCCCATTCATCAGCTGTATCTTCATCAATCATTTCATCTGTTAGCTGATCGTGGGGATCTAGTGGACAACTCATGATGGGACACCTCCTTCTTGTTTAAATAGATCTAACTCTTGTTGTACATCTGATTCTTGAATCTTGATGATGCCATTGAACACTAAGTTCTTGATTGCATGGTCCATTAAGAAACCAGCTTCAGCTTCTGTAACATTGAAGTCAAAGTCTAAACTACCATCTTCTTCATTGCGAACACAATTGTCTATACGCATTTAACCAATCCTTTCTAAAGTCTAACCATTCGAAGTTGTTAAGTTCAGCCCACATTGCATACGTTGTCTTACTACCTCTGTGTAACTTATTCGATGCATTCTGAAATAACAATATTATTCTTATATCTGGATTACATTCCCTAAACCATATCATCTTCTTACGAGTTTCTAGATCTAGTAACCCCTTAGCCTCAAGATAGATCTCTCTATTCTCATCTACTTTAAAGTCTGGAGTATAGGTTCTTTCTTGAACTGGCTGTGTGAACTTGATCCTAGTTGGTTCGTATTGTACAGAAGGATACTCTTTAATTAGTGTATTCCAAACCTTCTCTTCTAACTTACTCTTGAACTTGGGCATTTAGTAATGTCTCATATCGAGTAGCATAGCTATCTCCTTCGTGACGTAGAAGCCATAAGCACTGAGAATCCATAAGGAAATTACCTTTACCGATAAGAGATAGACTGTGCACTTTGTTGAACATAGCCTGCTCAGTAGTAAGTCCAGCTAAAGCTTTGCGGGCTTTAACTTCACCTAATCCTGGGATACCCTTAACGTTGTCAGAAGAATCTCCTTTAATGCATTGCTCATAGAATAGTCTAAGACCCTCTAACTCTGTTTGTTCTACAAAGTTATCAGGTCTAGACCAACTAAGTGTACCTATAGCCCATTGAAAATGTTTCCCTGGAACCTGTAACATATCCTTATCTAGAGAGCAGATAGTAGTAGTACCTCCCACCTTATCTTGGTGAATAGACATAGCATCATCTGCTTCTAGAGTATCAGGAGCCCATTCAGCCCCTAGCTTGTCAAGTGCATACTTCTGTAATGCAATCAAGTGCTTAGGTTTAGGGGCTGTCCTATTAGCTTTATACTGTGGGTTAATAGTTTTACGGAAGTTACTTGGTCCTGTTAGAAAGGCTCTGTAAGAGGTAGCACCAACCTTAGATTGAATGCCCTCAAACAGATCCTTCATCCTAGATACGGCTATGCCCACTGGTTCATCTTCAGCACTGGCTGCACTACGAAAGCAAACAAGATCCATATCTATAAGGGCAATCATTATACAGCTACTCCTTCAGGGATAGAATCAGAAGACTCATACTCAATTAGATTATTAATTACTAAGGTATTAAGAGTAGGAGAAGTACCTTTCTTACCCTTGAATTCCCAATCATAACTAGCTACAACGGCAACTGCATCACTACCATTACCGATACGAACATCAGTAGCGACAGGTACGCCATTACTATCAGTAGCTTTGATAGGAAGGGTAGACTTACAGGTAATGTAGTGTCCTCGGTCGTATTGGTCATCATCTCGTTTGTTTACCTTGATACCTAATGTTGATAATTCTTTAACAGCCTCTGGACTTAACTGTGCTAAGTCTACTTGATACTTACCTGACATCTCGTTAGTCTCGTTTAGTTGAGCCCAGAATAGTTTTGCTTTGATTTTAATTGCCATCTTTAAATACTCCAATGTCTATATACGTTTACAATAATGTGAATACAAGTTACTACTTCTAACACTGTGATCCAAGTCTTACTAGAAGGGAACATCGTCATCTCCTGAAGAAGTATTATTAACTTCCGTGGTATTGACCCATTGTTCGTAACCTCTTTTATCTTCTTGAACCTCTACATCTACTTCGGTACCCTTAGTCCAACCACTCGCAGCTTTGTACACATGTTTGTTTTTCCAAGAGAATAGTCTCCAGGATTTAACTTGGTCCTCAGTATCTCTAAAGATAACTTCTATAGCTTGATACTCTAAGCCATTAGCTGCTTGATGGGCTGTGGGGGTACCTACATCCACAATTTTAATTCTAAGCATTTACTTCCTCCATGTTGCCCCAATCAGGTCCTACTTCACACTGAACCCTCATAGGTAGGTTAAACTCTGTACCAAATATCTTTTTAAAGTTAGCTGGTACATCGTTGAAACAGTTATTAACTAACTGCACTAGACTAATATTATCCCATACTTTGGGATCAAAGTCAAGTATTATTGAGTCGTGTACTGTGTTTACCATTAAGACTCCTTCTTTACCTTTCAATCTGTTGCGTAGTGATACTCGAGCTAGAGCCATGAGATCTGCACCTAGACCCTGTACTGGATAATTAAGTATCTTAGTACGAGGGAACTTAACCTTACCATACTTAACCTCAGGCTCAAACTTATAGAACCTACCAGTAGGCATATCGATACGACCATCACGCATAGCACGTTCTAGTAGTTGATCATGCCATACTTTTAGTCCTGCGTACTTTTCGTAGAACTGGTCAATGACTCCTTGCCAGAACGTTTCATCTCCAATACTTGAGAAGTTAAGATCATTCGCATAAGAGTACGCTGATCCTCCGTAGATGAGTCGAAACACGAACGTTTTAGCAATAAGTCGACTTGGTAGTCCAAATCGCTGTTGGTTGTCTGCATGCTGGTCTACTCCTAAAAGAATCTCATCGATAGCTACTTGATCTTGACTTAAGTATGTGGCTCCTACCCACTCTAATTGTTTAGCATCTGCTTGTAGTAACATCTAGTAGAGATCCTCCCATTGTCGTTCGATATAAATATCTTTCTCGTATGCATCAAGTAAATCGAGAGTAGAATAAACCTTTGATTCCTCCATCGAAGTTCTGCAAGTTTGGTTTACTGCTCGACAGTCGACCTGTCCTCGCAACGCATTGATTAAGTTGTCCATGTATCTTGTTCTCCTTCCAGTTAAGTTCAGCTGATAGCTTGAGTAATCCTCTGTAGTACGTTGATACTCTCTTCTCTAACTCTGATCTCTTTAAGAGAGTTTGAATAGCTTTGAGAGAGTGTTGGTTCCTACTCTTGAGAGACTTGAGTGTAGCCTCATCAGTAGAGAAGTAACCTTCTTTAGCTAACTCTGAACCTCTAGGTGGAGTAAAGAGTCTAGGTAACTCAACTACATAGTCTTCCCACTTTTCTTTTGTCTCACCTTTACGAGCACCTGTCTTGTATACTCCAGCAGGGACCTTGCGAGAAAGCTTGATGCTTCCCCCATAAAGTAGAGAACTGAGATGCTCACCACTATTGGGATTAAAACGATCACAGTTATGGTACTGATACAACTCGTTATCCAACTCGACGATTTGTGCATCCAATTCATTTGCTAATTCCTCACTCTTTGTTGCGTTATATAATAAACCATTGTATTCCATCTCTTGTAATACTAGGAGATCTTGATTGTGTAGACTGATTAGTCGCTGTAGTGCTAGACCACCTGCTTTAACTTCCTCTAACTGTTTTAGATATACTTGGTACGTTAGATCTAAGTCACCCTGTAGATACTCCTCTAGAATAGATTTAGGTATGTCTGGTGTATCTATTCCATTCTTCCAATACTCAGTACTAACCACATCAAGCTTAGTACCCAGACCATAATGAGCAGCGACACCATTGAGAGATGGGTAGCTTGCCTCTTGTCCAGTAAGTATAAAGTGTACAAGTTGACAATCCCAAATACGTTTAGAGCCAAAAGAAATTCCATATCTGTTTATCCAATGTAAGTCAAACTTAATGTTGAACCCTATAAGTATATCACACTCGTTAATCTTTTGTTGGATCTCTTGAAGCTTAGGTACATAGGGATCATGAGAGTATTCTATATCGAATAGTTTATCTCCGATGCCTACATAGCATAGCTTGTTAGTCTGATCAAAAGGATTACCTTTGTTAGAGATTGTTGTTTCTACGTCTAGTACTAACTCTTTCATCGTAATCCTTTAATAAGTAATGTTGTATAAGTAATGTTGTTACGATACCTAAACCAAAAGCTTGGTAGTAACACTGAATGTATTCAATAAATAGTTGCATGCCATATGTCCCATGTTGTCCACACATCTCCAAGTTGATTGTAAGTTTTCTTAGCGATACCGTATGGTGGAGTTACGGATGCTAATACTTTGCTATCTCTGATTTGATACTTAGCACCTATCTCTATCAGAGGTTTATTCCGTAACTCATGCTCATATGGTAAATCATTTAGTATCATTAGAGATCCTCATACCTAGCTACCTCTGCTCTAATCAATACCTTAGCACTACCGTGTCGTTTCTCTGGTAGAGTATCCTTGTCACCTAACAGTTTGTTTTTACAGATGTTAAAGTATCTGAATCGACTAGTGTTATCTGACTCTTTACCAATGCCTAAGATCCAGTCAGCTTCGCCTTGCTTCGCAGTCTTGCTGCCGTCAACCATGTCCATCGTTAACCAAGTCTTACCCTCTGCTTCACCTGAAGCTTGAGATACAGCGATGACTGGTGCATAGTTCTTAGAGATCTCACGAGCCCATTGATAGATAGCCTTGAGTTCTAGATCCTTACGTTCTGCTTTGAAACCTTTAAGTTTATCGATCTGATCAAAGATGATAAGTGCTGGGTTAGCAGTCTTAAGAATCTGTTCTATGCGTTGGATAGAAGATGAATCCTCGAAGTCGTAGATCTTTATCTGATCCTTAGTCTTCATGTCATACACCTTCTGATTGCGCTCTAGGTCGCCCCATAAGTGATCCGTAGTCATACCTAGTACAGCTTGGAAGCAACGAATACCAACCTTGTTGCCTTGCTCCTCGTTGTTGAACCACAAGATGTTACCATCTGTTTGTTCTACCATGTGAGAGATTTCACTAGCAAGGAACGTAGTCTTACCTGTCTCAGGTCTAGCAAATATAAAACCGAAGTCACCCTTGCGTAGAGAACCGAAAGATTCATTCAAGAACTTAAGTCTCCAACGCAGCCCAGGTGTCGCTA